TACAATAATCATGTCACCAACACTTAATGTGTCAGATAAATCATTAAAGTAGCCACTCGCATCAATCGCTGTGTGAGCATCTGTGCTAGTATAAACATATAATGCCGGGGTAGTACCAGCCTTCGCTTGACCACCTAATGGACCAAATCCAGATCTTGCAAATGCCATTTTTAGCTCTCCCTACAAGTTATATCGACCAAACCATCTGTATCAATTACAGAAGCTCCAGCCGAAAGTTTAGCCGTTACAAGGAATGAAGTTTTCTCTGCAACGTAATTGATTTCTGTTGAAGGCATAATTCCGACAGCCATAGCACAGGCTTGCTTATGAAATGCAAAGCAAGTACGATCCGAACTGCCGTCAATATTTAGACCACCTTCGTCACGATCACCGATCATGTGAACATTAAATCCTAAGAAAGAATTAATTTGACCGGCTACTAAGGCACGAATATTGGCATAATCCCCAGAAATCGCTCTTTCATCACCAAGTAAACTTGCCAATGAATTAGCATGAATAATCAAATGACGATCAGTTGCCGGAACATTTTTAGCATCTAGAGCTTTCTTTGCACCTAAGATTTTGCCCACATTCAAGTCACTTGCAGCAGCAGAACCAGAAGTAACCACCGTGTTAGCCACAGTAGATCCAGCACTTGCAGCCAATAATGCATCAAGTAAAATCTGGTCTTGTCTTCGACCAATCGCATTACCAACTACTTGAGCAAGCTCTTGTCGTTCGTCAAAATTTACCTTGGCTTGGTTGAATATGTCACTATATTCTGGAGCTACATAATCCGTAAGACTAACGGACGTAGTCGAGAACCCAGTATTTAAAGGCACGACATCGGTTTGAGGTGTCCTAACCGAGGCTTGTCCCTTTGAAATCGATGGAAAATTGGCTGTTGAGCCAACTACTCCAGTTCGCATTCTACACACGCCTGTCAACTGAGCAGTCGCTTGATACGCTTGCTTTACTTCAGCATCAAAGATTTGTGTAAATGCAGTAGATAATCCAGTAGATATTTTAAAATCTCCCTACATAAGTTAAAATTTAAAGCAATCGCCTTAAAGGTTGTTGGGAGATCCCAGCCTTCTGACTACGTTTTTACGTTAACGCAACGATGAATTAATCATGTCAGATCGGCTCAAAGAGTTATCGATCAATTAATCCATAACACGAATAATATTTACTTGTAAACCACTAATCTAGACTTTGTACAAAAAAGTGGGCTGGAATAAAAGGGGAACTCCTAAACCAGCCCAAGTATTCCCGGGAGGAAATTAGTCGGGATGCCTTCGCTCAAATTCAAGTTCTACCTTGCGAACAAATGATGGATCTTGATTTCTATATCTTTCATCATTCATCATCTCTTGCATTCGAGCATTAAACTCATCATCGCTTTCACCACCTTCACTAACAACCGTAGTAGGCAATGGTGATAAATCCCCCATCATCTGACGAAAGGCTCTAAGTGTTGTATTGCCTATAGCATCAGAACCGAACTGTCTTATTTTTTGTGCTTGCTCTTCCGTGAAGACTTTTTTTCTTTCCATGCCTTCGAGCCACTCGATGTTTTGGTTGACGATTTCTTTGGCGTTGGGACCGAGCTTTTCCATTTCTTCTTCCGAGTTGAACTGAGCTTCTTGCTCTCTTGTTCCAGCCATTCCGATAATTTTGGTGGCGAGGTCATCGAAGGCTTTCTGACTAATTTTATTTTCTTTAGCCCATTCTGTATAAGCTCCAACAATATCGTCATCTTTTTCATAGCCAGCATCAGCCAAGATTGTATCATCATAATTCTCCGGTGCTTTGTGTTGTCCTTGTGAAAATTTCTTTTCTAGTTCACTCAATGATTTAAATACGTCTTTTTCCCTCGTCTTGCCTTGCTCTTTATCCCAAAACTTTTCCGGAACATATTCCGGTCTGTCTGGAATTTTTGCTTGAACGTCCTCGGCACGGTGAGGAATACTTTCGGGTTCAGTAATAGGTTCTTCTTTATTAGCATCAACCTCGGCTTGAGCGTTGGCTAATAAGCCTTTATCTTCCTTTACTTCTTCCTGTGCAGTTTCAGCTTGTAAATTCATTGGCTCTCCTTACTCTCATTTCTATTTCTCTAATCAAACTGTTTTGACCTTCCCTGGAATAACCAAAAGATGCATCAGCACCCGGCATCCATGCTGGCTGTTCTATTGTTATGCCTCTTAAATGCTGAAGTACTTTCTTGCCTTCCTTGGTATTAAAACAACGGTGGTATAAAATATCGATTTCCTTCTGAGCATCAAAGTTATTGACCTTTAAATGCTGTACATTCGCATTAACACCATCCCAACCGGGATCATTAATCGATCTTATTTTATCGGCTTGGTTGCTCATTGTGTCATTACCTCTTCAACCGGGGCAGTATCCACGCCTTGCTGCTCTGCGACAGCCTGTGCCGTAGCCAACATCTGCTCTTGCATGATTGCCCTTTCTTCCGGAGTAGTTCTCAATTCAGCTGGGATAGACAGCATATCAGCTATATAATCGCCTAGCTTATCCTGTTTAATTAATGTCTGACCTACTGGACCTAATGATTGTGATATTTGTAGGTAATTCATTACATCATTTACTTTTTCCATATTGTTAGCCATAGCCAGAGGTGAGGTAGGTACAATCTGTACTTCCAGACCGTTGATCTTTAACGGCAGTTCTATCATGCCCATTTCATCCATTAACTCTAATGTTCTTCTTACAATCGGTGTCATCGTTTCGCTGATCAACCTTCCGAAAGCAGAGCCTAGGTTCTGAGATAGCTCGGATAATTTTGCCTGTATCTCTGTTGCAGATCTTGCACTCATGTTCTCTGGTGCAAGGCTCTCATCGAGTAGGGTCTTTTTAATATTGGTTCTTAGATCATTCGCTACTAACTGCGATAAGTTTACGTCACCCGACCGGGGAAGGGGAGCTAATGATGCCCCCCTTGGACCCCCGTTGGAGGAAACTGAAATAACTGCACCCGGCACAATCGATATTGTTTCAGTATTTAGCACACCGTCATCGACAGCAGTAAAAACTCCACCTATGGAAATACTTGCATTCTTTAATGTCAGTTCGGTTACTTTGTTTAATGTCTTGATATCCGGCAATGCGTATAATACGGGACCTCGCCCATAACGCTCATTACTGGCTTTCATGTATCTGGATATAATCCACGGGAAACTTTTTAAAGTTCTTGATACTAGCTTAATGTCTTCTTCCATTGTTGCTACACAGTAGTAAATGTAACCGTCATTTGTGTAGGTTGCCTCTAGCAGTTCAACCTTTTCTGTCGGATCTTCTTGATATTTATCAAACAATTCTTTCGGTATTTTCGCATCTGGAAATTCTCTTTGAATGACGTTAAACGGTCTTTTTAGTTTTCTATAAACCGTATCAGCATTACCATTCGGTCCTTCCTCAAATGATACTTGGAAACTCGGAACAGCCGTATAACGTATTCTGGTATTTTCATCACCGGGCTGTATCAGCATACAGCTTGTGCCAATAGCTAAGTCCAATAGAAACTCACCCATAGCCAAATCAAAGCCAGATACACGCATTAGCTGAAACATTCGTTGCCCATAAAAATCGAGGGCTTTCTGTGCTTCAATTTTTTTCTCATCGGGTATGTCTTCACCCGGCATTAATCGACACCAGTTTTGTTGTGGTGGAAACAATGATGATTGCAGACGGTTAGCAAATCTAGCCGTAGAATGTACTGCCGTGCTATCAAACACCCTTTTCATTTTATTCTGTCCAGGAACATCACTTTCGTAATAACCGTCATATAAATTTCGCATCGGCAAGGCAAACTCATAAGCCTCTTCGTAGATAGCTCGCCAGTTATCCTTGTGAAGTTCACATTTTTTAAATCTTTTTTTAAGATCTTTGATAGATAATTCAGCCATTATTTTTTTTTCTTTTTTGGAAATCCAGCTTTCATGTTTTTATAAGCCTTATCAGACACAGTAGAATTTTTTTTACTTCTTGAAGTCCCAGCTTTTTTTCTAGCATTCATATTTTTGTAAAGTGACATTATTTCTTTTCCTCATCATGTACAGGCTGTGTAAACTTAGGATTTCTACGCCATTCCTTCTGTGGTCTTTCAACATACGGCTCTGGTGGTTCAACTTTCTTTTCTTCCTCTGTTTTTTTTTCGTCAGCCATTAAAGTAAGTTCCTCGGATTACGAACACCACCACCTAATTTATTTTTTAAAGTGTTTTCTCCATAGTCTGGTCTAGTGCCACCAGACATCATTAATCCCATCAAGCCACCTTTTTTCTTAGATGCCATCGTAGCCGTTATAGACTTCTGCCTTTGGTTTTCAGACTCTACAGCTTTTTCTTGAGCCGTTAAACTTTGCTCAACAGCCGGAGATGGTGGTGGTGGAGCTTTTGGTTTTGAAAATAATCCACCCATTAGTAATACCTCGCAAACATAAAATGATCCTTTCCATCTGGTCCATAATTTTTTAATCGACCTTCTTCAGTAAAGTAACACCTTTTTGCCCATCGTACTGCTTGAAAATTGGTTGAATGTACGGTGAATTGTAATCTTTTTAGCTCTTTTTTCTTGGCATAATGGTCAAAAAATAGTCTTGCCCCTCGATGTAAAGCGATCGTTTTACGTTTAATATGCCGTGATGGGAGTAGCCACGCCTCGGCTACACCATACCATAATGGGAAACATCCAAACATGGCATAGACCATACCGTCACCAATAGCCGTAAAACTGTCACCCCCTTCAGCAAAAGCCTGTAAATAGTTCTCATAATTATGGAAGTGTCTTAAAAACTCTTTGTGATGGTCACTAAATTCCATTCGGTCATAGTGCTGTGGTTCCCATCGGATAATCTGATTGCGTGGGTAGTCCATCCGGGTCACACGGTTTATTTCATTAACCGAAAACATCAAAGTCCAATACCTTTGCTTTAGTTGTCTGTTGCCTTGTTCTATTCCTCACCGTCATACGCCTATGCTCGCCACCACCTAACAGGCAATAACCAAGTGCATCACCCACATGGGAATGTTCATTTTTATTAGGTGTATCCTTAAAGCGTTCTTGCCCAGCACCAATCGGCATACGTTTAAAATGATATCCACCAGCTAGGCTTTTCCTTAATCTCTGGCATTTACGATTGACCATAAAACCGGGCTTACCATCAATCAATCTGCCCATGGGAATGGCACAAGCCTCACGCCTCGTCCTAAAATCATTAGTCGCTGTCGGTTGAGCCATAATGCCGTGGGTTTTTAAATGAGAGAATGCTGTCGTTTCAAATATCTGATCTCTCTGCATACCAGCCGGGTCACCCCATACATAGGTATCGTATCCGGCAAAT